CAAATATAAGAAATACTTTTTACTTATCGTTTATGTTTCCGATAATTTTGTCTAAAAATTGCAAATTTGCGAGTGGTTTAATTCCGAAGTACCAACTACACTCTTTTTCATTCCAATTTACCTCTTTAGGAATAACGCCGACCGAAGTTTTTATTAAGTCTCCTTCGTAAATTTCCACTTGATTGCTTGTTAGTTTGCCTGTAAATTGACCTACTGATTCGGGGATTACTTCGTAGCTGTTAAGCGAATCGACTTTATTGTCATTTAAAATGTACGTTTTGTAAAATGTTGGCATTCCATACACCCAACCTTTACCGTCAACTCTTAATCCTTTAAATTTTATAGTTCGCATCTTTCGTAAATTTTAATAATTTTAAATAATTTTCTTCGCTAAAAACTTCATTTCGTGTTTTGCATTTTCTTTTTCTGAATGCCGTGTAAGGCATTCCTATCACTTCTGCGGCTCTTTTACCTGACATTCCTAATGTAGCGGTCAGGTTTTTTATTTTCTCGTTAGGGGTCATGTTAGTAGTTCAGCATTATTGATTTTTTCATAGACGCAATCCTGCAATCTGCTCTTAATTCCCTGACTAATTTAGAACCGACTACTTTGTCAAAAGTTGATTTTTCTAATTGATTTTCTAAAATTGCTCTCTCGCTTCTAAATCCATTTTCAGTTAAAAATTCCATTAACCCTGTTTGCGTTGTTCTTGTAATTGTAAATCCGTAAGATGCTTCCATAATTTCTAGTTTTTGAGTTTGCCGTTTAAATCACTTCCTTAACTCTGATACAAATATAAGGAACAAAAGTGTTCCAAAATGTTAATGCAGTGTTAAAGTTTTAAAATAAAAAAACCACCAGATTAACGGTGGTTTTAATCAATAGATTTATGCCGTTCAACTTTCCTTGACAACGCTTTTACATTTCTATTGGGACAAAGATAAAAAAAAAGCCAATCTTTTGACTGGCTTCCTAACTTTAAAAACAAAAAAATTAAACTATGAAAACACAAAGATAGTGAATTATTACATTGTATCGTTAAAATCTTTTCTAATAATTGTTTCAATCTTTTTGACTATATCATTAAAATACGTTGTTTTTTTAACGGTTAAAGTGTCTACTATGCTATCTATGAACTCTTCGCAAAACTTTACCTGTTGCAGCATCTGCTGGGACGTTATTTTTAATTGATCGTAAATCTCTAGTTCAATCATTTTAATGCAAACCAATTGATGCATTAGTTGATGTTTTTTCTTTGGATTCATAATTCCTTTAATTTTAAAAATTCATCAAAAGTTACGGTTACCTTTGTTTTTGAAAAAACACGAACATAAAATTCGTTGTCACTTTCAAACTTTGTAAAATAACATTCCATATTACTTCTAATTAATGATCTTTCGTTTTTCCAAATCTGCAATCCTGTTGCTAGTTCTTGAATTTCTTGAATTGTAAGATTAGTGCAATCTACTTGTGTGTTGTTTATTGTGTTCATTTCTCTTTATTTAAGCGTGAATTAATTATTAAATATTTACCGTCTTTTGAAAAGTAGAAACTACTTCTAAAAACTTGTAAAAATTTGTAGTTTTTTATTCTGATAAAATTTTTTTCTGAAATAATTAAGGGTCTTATTTTGCTTTTAATTTGAAGCCTTGAGCATCTTATTCTTATGCCTTTATCTGTCATTTTAAGCATCTTTGCAACTTCTTTTATAGTGTACATAGTTTTTTAAATTAACCCGCTAAATGAATAGCGGGTTTGATTAGTTTTTAGTTAATTTTCCAGCCTTGAATAGTATTGAAATAAACAGTTTCGCCTTGCGGGTTAATCCATTCTCTGCCTCTTAAATTTATACCAACAACTACTTGTTGACTTGTGCTAAAATTATTTAGCAAATCACATTTATCTTGTATAAATTGAATTGAAATATCTTGAGGATATTGCTCTTCTGTCGTTACAACTACATTTTGACTTTTAAACGTTCCCTTTTCTACAACGCTTTGAATTACTTTAATTTTTCCGATTACTTCCATTTTAAAATTGTTTATTATTAATTAAATATTCTACAAATTCATTTCTTAAATTTACCGCTTCTGTAATTCTGCTTTTTATTAATTCAATTCTTACCTCATCCCTTTCAACTTTTATTTCGTGCCACATTTCAATTCCGTTATAAATAATATAATTAAAAAAGTAACATCTTACTGAATTACTACATAGCATTTGCATCTGCATCTGGTCAATATATACTTTGTCAATTGCAGTAATTCCGCTTCTAACAATGTGAAAAAACTTTTTAGGCTTTGGACATTTTATTTCTAAAATTGCATCGTTGCCTACATTGCCATCTGGAGAGGCTCCCGCATCTTTGCCAAACGGATAAAAATAACTTTCTTTGACTTCAATAAAATCAAGTTCTTTTATTTCTTTGAATTTATTAAATGCCAACGGTTCTAAATCAATACCTCTTTGCATATCAAAGGAAACGAAACTATCTTCTTTATCTAGTCCGAAAGCTATTTCGTTTGCTTTTTCTTCGATGTATGCTTCGCCTGTTAATCCTAGCCCTTTAATCCCTAAAAGGTCGCTAATTCTCGATGCCGTAAACCTGCCTTTTCGAGATTCAAACCATTCATTACTTCGCTGTTGATCCATGTGCTAAATATTTTTTATAAATTTCTTCTGTAATTGTATAAGATTTTTCAATTTGTTCTCTCGTTGCGTTTGCTTCTTTTGCTTTGTCGAAATTAGCTTCTGTAAACGATAATTTTACTTTTGCCTTTGGTTGTATTGGTTTAATCCTAATACCGCCTACAACCTCGCCTTTCATCTTTACATTAGCATCTAAATACAATTCAATAGGTATTAATTTCCAATCTTCGACAAATGGACTGCCGCCGCAAAATGTTTTTATTTGTTTTGCGTTTGTCGAATTTAAAACCAAAGGTTTTATGTTTTCAACAAAATACGCAATATTGAAGTCTCCTTTTTTTCCCGCAACAGAAACCCCGTATTCCTGTTTTACTTGTCGAATTGTAAAAATTAAAGGCTTTTTTTGTTCGATAAAATCTTCTAAATCTGCGCTTCCTAAATGCTCGGATTTTGCTACTGCTCTATAGTGGTGTTTAGCTTCCATAATTATTTGTTTTTATAATTTTCAAAAAAGTTATCTAAAATCTGTATTTCGTTTGGGCTTAATTCAGCGTATGGCTTGCCGTTCACAAGCCATCTACCATTTACTAATTCTATCTTCATAATGCATTCATTTTAGCGGTTAATAAATCAATTTCTTGTTGAATTTCTGATTTTTGCATTTCAACTGGCTTACTGGACTTTAAAATTGCTAAATTATACGCTGTTTTTTTTTCAAGTTCCGTAAAAGTAAAGCTGTTTAAAAAAGAATTAAATTCATTACGATCAGTAAAATGATTGTCATAAAAACAAAACGAACTTGCGCCATTTCCAATCCATAAGTCACAAGAAATTTCGTTAATTAAAATTATTAAGATGCAATCTGTTTTATTAACAACAGTGTAATTTCCTTCAATAACCGCATTAACTAAATACTTGTGCATAAATTTTAAGCAGTTTTTAAAGTTCAAACTTACTCTAGGAATGTTGTTAAGATGCTCTTCTACAATTAGGGCATCTTCCCTATCTAATTGTAAATAAACGTCATCGAAATTCTTTTCTCTAGGCGTTTCGTTTGCTGGCGACATAAAGTCTAAGTGATGTGATTCCATAATTGTAATATTTATTTGTTTCAGCAAAAATACAACTAAATAACCTTTTAAGGTATTTTTTAACACACTTTAACATTTTAATATTGTATTCGGTTGTACCTTTGAAAAAAAAACAATTATGAATTTACTAAAAACATTGATACAGGCGTCTGGTTTAAATCAGAAAGAATTTGCACAAAAAGTCGGGCGACATCCTGCTCATATTAGCCGTCAAAAAATAAATGGCGGAAATATTACTTTTGAATCATTTTTAGAATACGCCCAAATAGTTGGTGTATCTGAATTGAAATTTACCTACAAAAGTGTAAATGTAAAACTAACTTTAAAATCTAAATATTATTAACAATTAAATAAATAACAAAATGAATATAAAAAATCAACAACAGAACTTAGTCGCTTCAATTAAGCACGAATTAGCAAAAGAAGATGAATTTTACAAGGGTTCATCAATGTGGCATTCAGTTTGGTTTCAACCGTCGTCAGGTCGTTTTCTGTTTGCAGACAAATACACAAGATACGAGGTTATTGAACCGTTGATTGAAAATAAAACATTAACATTTCAAAGTGTCGAAAGTCATCAAGGAGAACAAATGCTTCGATATGTACTGTCTTTGGGTTGCCGATAACGGTGGTGTTTTGCGAGGTTGTGAACTTCGTAACCGTAAATTTTCAACTTAAAAATAAACATGATGCGAAATAAAAATATGAATGAACCAACAAACCCGACATTTTTACAAACTGCTGTTATAGCCAGTACGGGTGATGAAAAACTATTAGTTTCATTTTCAGGGGGTGAAACTTCCGCCTATATGCTTTGGTGGATTTTAAAAAATTGGTCAAATAAATATCAGATAAAAGTTGTATTTGCTAATACCGGTCAAGAAAATGAAGAAACACTTTTATTTGTAAAAAAATGCTCTGAATATTTTAAAGTTGAAGTTGTTTGGGTTGAAGCCGTTGTGAATCCTGAAAATAGAAAAGGTACAACTCATAGAATTGTAAATTTTGAAACTGCGAGCCGAAATGGCGAACCATTTGAAGCGGTAATTGCTAAATATGGCATTCCAAATCCCGCAACGCCACATTGCAATAGGGAA